GGTTGGTCTACCAACTATGGAACCGATACCTTCAAGGCCCAAGGTGACATAACAGTTTGGCGTAGGAGGAGATCATAATGCCCCAGGAACTAATCCTAGATGGCGCTAATGCATCAAGAGTTGCCGATATTCCACAACATCGTGTGGCACAAAATGAAGCAGCGCATCAAGCCAACTTGTTGAAGAGGCCAAAGGAAGAGGCGATGGCCGTTCTTCTCCAGTGGGACGCAAAGGGTTTCACTCGCGCATGGGAAAGCACAATGGCACCAATCGAAGCAGCCGGTAATGTCAGCGAATACGATGCCAATGTCTTAGAAGAGAAAAGGGCGGCTAGAGCCGTAGTGGTGGCGTAATGGCAACAGGACTTGTAGTCGCGGACGACGACATTTCGGTAGGTGGGCGTGTAACGCCGGGTGATAATTTGGGCCGTCTTTCGGCTGTACAACGATTTACAAGTACTAGTGATACAGATTTGGCGACGTGCGCCGGTGGCGGCACTGATATTTCGGGCGGCGGTGCTACGATGATTGTACCGACGTCTGGAACCATTGAGGTGTCTATCCTTGAGGCTGAGTTTGATGAAACGGGCGGTTCTACTTATGCTCATCTAGGTCTCGGGCTGGACGTTGGGGGGACTGTCGCTTTCGTTCAAAGCGATAGCGGCGCTGCATCGTATGTTATGTATGTGCCGGGTCTGATCATCGCTACGAGCGAGACTGTTACAACTTCCGGCGCTATGGCGCAACAGGCTCTCCATGCTACATCTGCTTCTTTTAAAGTGCAATTTGATATTGCGACATATTTCTCTGGGGTAACAGGATCACAAACAGTCAAGGTGTTGATGGGTGATAATGCTCATGGTTCGTATGCGGGAGCGGGGCGTGCTCACGGCACCGAAAAGACTATTGTGATGGAAGTTCGCATGATTGACGGGAGTTAAGATATGATAAATCCAATGGATGTAATGTTTTGGATGCCCGGATCAGAGGGTTGTTCTGTTCATCAGCGTTATGATGGACCAGATAACCCAACAGAAGTTCAACTTCAAGCTTGGATTGATGCCAATTCAACAGGTGTTACGGTTACAGCTACACAAATTCTAGAAAATATGTCCGCCTATGATACACATATAACAACATCTCGGGCTATGCAGACTTGGAAAACCGCAATGGCCGATACAGACGCCGCTATGCCACGCCCAGTCGAGGATATTATCGGCACGATGTCGGAGACACAATTCAATAAACTGCCGCAATACACACAGGACGCCTACGCGGCCAAGGTTACGTTACGAGGAGAGAAGCCATGAGCTTAGTACTAAGCGGCACCGATGGTATTACCTTCCCAGACACGACTGGACCGTTTGATGGTGCTGATGTTGAGAGCAGGGTAAAGACGTATTTGTTTACTGAGACCAGCGACATCAATGTAAATGTGGCAATCGCTTCTGGCGGGGTTACGTTTGGGGATAGCACGGTCACGGCTGTTATTCCTACAAAGGGGATGATCGGGCTTCTTTTCGCTGGAGCCCTTACGAGCGTCACCACAACCTTTGGATCGACTCTTGGGATCAATGACGGGTCATCCACTCACTTTGTTAAATACGAGTACAACGGTTCAGCTACTTATGTGCCTTTTGGTGGAGCGGGCTCTGGAGCAACCGTCGGGTACTTTGGTGCTGGGGCCGTCGGACCACAAGGCTGGCAGCTTTTGGGGATTGAAGCCCACGGTATTGCCACAGGATCACAAACCATCACCGCCAAGATAGCGGATAACGACGACGCCAGCGTTCATATCTGTAAGGGGTCAACGGGGACTCCGAGCCCAGCTTTGATGTATATGGCTATATGGGATTTCACATGAGTACCTTGGAATTAATCAATCATGTTGCGCCGGGGCGGGTGTCCCGGTTCAACTTCGCTCCTAATGGTCCCCACAATTGGACCCCGTTCATGGATGGCTATGTCGTTTGGACCGGCACACCGCTGACCGAAGCAGAGGTCGAAGCCAAGAGGGCAGAGTGGGAAGCCTCTGTTGCCGCTGATAGAGCCTTGTCTAATGTTATAACCCAACGCAAGGCCGAGTACGGCCCCATCGAAGATCAGCTAGACATGCAGTACTGGGACAGCGTCCACGGAACCCGGATTTGGCTCGACCACATAAGCGCCGTCAAGGCCAAGCATCCAAAGCCGGAATGAGATTATGGCTGCTGATCCTTGCGATGAATGTCATCTGCGGCCAGTAAGTGATGGAGCATTAAAATATGTTCCTGGTACAGTAATTAAGCATCTACCGCTTACCGTTGTCTTATCTTTGCTGGGAATTGCCTTTGTCGCAGGAACAACTTTTATTAAGGCAGAAGATGCAGAGCAAGCAAATAACCGACAAGATGTTGCTATCCATGAAGCAGAGAAGACCCAGGTGCGGATTGAAACGACTGTAGGAATTATTCGCGAGGAACAAAAAGAGGTTCAGCGAGACATCAAGTCAATTTTGTTTGAACTAAAAAAACAAAATGGCGGGAAAAATGAGTAATAGCCTAGTCTAATGAAAACTGTTGATGATCCGCTGGCTCATAAAATGACTTTGACAAAGAATATCGCCATGATTGCAGTAGCGGCCATTACGGGGTTCAGCCCAATGGCCGTCATGCTGGTGCAAAATCATCTTGAGCGACAAGAGTTGGCATCAGGCGAGATCAACAAAACTGTACTATTAAATCATTCACTTTTTACTCATGCAGATACTTGGCTGCAACTTGTTATCCCACAACTGAATGTAACAGTAACGGCCAAGAAATTCTTAACGATTAAGTTCGCTGCTTTCCAAAATAGTCTGTTAGAACTGGTAAAGGCCACAGACTTTAATGAATTGTCGGACTCTGAAATGCACGCCTTATTGTCACACAACCTAAGTGAAACGGTGACGGATTACATTGCAGATGCAAAACGAGAGGGGATATCAAGCGCGTTCATCAACGACTTCAATAAGTGGCATCAGCGCGTGGTGGATATCCTAGTGAGAGCAATTGAAGATAATGTTACGTCAATAGTTCACACCTCGCAAAATGGTAAAATGTATGCGATTTTAACTGCTTATGATGCCGCCCTCGGTGCTACAATTGACGACGTAGAAAAGACGTTGAAAGCCGTGGGGTTGAAAGGCATGGGCTATCCATGACGTTCCTCCAAACATTCGCAGCGATCACGCTTGGCGAAGGCATTGGCATCATCCTGACATCAGTAGCGATTGTCATGCTTGCCGCGGTGATACGGGTGGCGCGGAAGAAGTGACCTACTCTTTTGGAACGACGTCCCGGAAGCGGCTCGCAATGTGCCATCCGACCTTAATTAAATTGGCCGAGGTAGCGATCCGGGACTTTGATTTTTCGGTCGTTTGCGGGCATCGAAATAAACACGATCAAACCGCCGCTTTCGAGAGCGGGCATTCTAAGGCCGAATGGGGGCAATCCCCCCACAACTTACTCCCTAGTCGAGCGATGGATCTTGTCCCTTGGCCGTCGCAATACTCGAACAAATTACTTCAATCACGGCTCGGTCATTATATGCTCGGCGTTGCGGCGGCACTCGAAATCAGGATCAAGTGGGGCGGGGATTTCAAAACGTTCTACGACGCCCCGCATTTTGAATTGCTAGAGGAGATCGAAGATGGGGTTTTTTAGTTCGATCGTTGGCGGCGGGGTGATCTCCGCGGCCGAGGGTGTTGCGAACATCATCGACAAGTTTGTCGAGACTGATGAGGAAAAGCAAGCGGCCGAGATCCTCAAGGCGAAGATGATGATGGAGCCCTCGATTGCTCAGATCGAGCTCAACAAAGTCGAGGCGGGGCATCGATCCCTTTTCGTTGCCGGTTGGCGCCCGTTCATTGGATGGGTTTGCGGGCTCGCGCTCGCATGGCATTTCATCCTCTTCGATCTCCTGTCTTGGGGACAAAAGATATGGGCCCCGGGGGCCGCGCCGCCGCCCGCGCTCGGGGGCACCGAGGCGTTGATATCGATCGTAATGTCATTGCTCGGCCTTGGCGCGTTTAGATCCTTTGAGAAAATGCGGGGGAAGGCAAAATGATGGTTCCTATTTTCATCATGTTAAAGTCTTCATAAGGTATCTCCGGGTTGCATTTATTGGATCCTTCGATGGAGTTTGTCGATGGCGATTTGCGTGATCGCGTTTTCTATCCTCAGGCGGGAGAGCTCTCTTCGATCGTCAAGGCATTCGTTATGAACTTTGAGTAACGCGGCCGTCAGTCCAAAGCTTGCCCCACCGAGGATCCCGATCGTGCACATAAGCGCGAGGATTGTCAGGGGGGAATTCACGCAACGAGCTCCTTGAGGATTGCGAAGTCGTTTGCGTTGAGGGTTCGCGTATAAACCCGGGCGGCAACCTCGATCTCGCGAAGCCGTTTTGTTTCGGCATCCCCCTCACTGACGATCTCGATCCCGCGGTTGAGGAATTTGAAGCGGCGGATGTATTGCCGTTGTTCGAGCCCGACCAAGGTTTTTGTGACTTGGTTTTTCGACTTCATGCCGAGCGCCTCTTGGCATTCGGCGAAGGTTGGGGAGATCCCATGAGCCGCGATATAGCTTTTGAGGAATGTGAACATTTCGTTTTGCCGGGGAGTGATTGCGGATCTCATGGCGCATCCTTTTCTTGCTTGGCTTTTGCGGAAAGAGACTTGATCGCCTTCCGATATGTATCGGCCAAGAATTTATGGCCGCTCGGGAGCTCATTCTTGAGCCGGTCGAGGATCTCATCGTTTGCCTTTTTGAATTCGGCGAGGTCATGGCGCCGCCCAACATATTCGAGATCCTTGTTCGAGCGGATCTGATCCATGATCTGCGCGAAGACGTCTGCCCATGCTTGCGGTGAGGCGTAGGAAAACTGAGCTTCATCGATGTTATTGCTGGCGGGCAGGATCATCAAAAAATCGCCTACACCAGATGCCAAAGGAGTGCCAGCCTCGGCCCCCTCGGGTGGGGTAGGGGCCGGGGCCTCAGGCTCGCCCACAGAGGGCCCATTTTGGGGATCCTGGCTAAGGCCCATCTTGTTTGACAGCCCAAAAACATCCAATCCACTGTCTTCTGGGGTGATATCGGCCAGCTTGTCGGGATGGGCGACTTTCTCAGCGCCAAACTCCTCGGGCGCGTAGATGCCGAGCATCAATTCCGGGGTATGGCGGCGGGCCCACACGCGGACGCCATGATAGGCGAGCATTTGATCGGGCTGTTTGATCCAAGTATCGTTCGATGTCTTCGCCTTGGCGTATTCGACTTCGATGATCCGGGGATCGTCTTCGCCTTGGAGCGTTCCCGAAACGATAACCTTGCGGGCGGTGCTCTCGCCCTCGTATCGATAGTCGAGGCGCTTTTTCAATTTGCCGTTGGCGTTGACAACCCCGGCAATCAGCTTGCCCTCGAACATGAGCTTGCCGTGGATCGAGCTTGTTGATTGCGCGACGGCGAACGGGCTCATGCCCCAACGCATCGATTGCTCGATGACCATCAAGCACGTTGCGGGGTCTTTCTGCAAATGCACCGGGACCATTTTTCCTTTCGACATGACCTCGGCCAATGCGAGCGCCTCGGTCATGTTGGCTGGCACCAGTGCCGCGGTTGTCGGCTCGATGCGGACTGCGATATCCTTTGTCATGTTTTTAGCTCCTTGATCTTGAGAGTGGATTGCCTGATCGTCCGCGCTTCTTTTGCCGGGGTAGTCTTGGCGGGCTGAGCTTTGTATGTCCGCATGGGCCAGGAAACTTCCCACTGCGCAAGCGTCCCGCGCTCATGGTTTCCAAGGCACTGTTTTAGTGCGACATCACAAGCGTCGATGACTGCCTTGCTCTCATCGATGACTGCGGTGGCGAGGCGTCTTTCGCTGATCACCGCGGCCATCTCATCTGGCAGTTCGATCGCGGGCGCCTTCTCAGCATATGGATAGACGACGTTGCCATCTTTCGAGGAGCTCAAAGGATAGTAATCCTTCTCCCGGATCCGCCGATCGAAGTCGAGCACGGCATCCTTGATTGCGGTCATCGTGCCGGGGTGAGGCGGATACAAAAAGATCCTGAGCTCGACGCCGCCGTAAAGCACCATGATTGCGCCCCAACGCACCGCTCGCGGTAGGCACATCATTTGCGCTTGCAACTGGATCGGGCCTCTATGCAACGCGGGCTCGCTTTCTGGCCGGTCTCGGGTAAGCTTGGCTTCGAGAACGCCGATCCCCTCAAGCTTGATCTCATCCGCACCGACAACGTAGATCCCGTCGATGCTGGTCTTCGCCGCTGTGATCACGCGGCCGTCCCCTTCCCCGAGCCCGTCGAGGCTCGCTTGCAGGGGGATCTTGTCATGGATCACGGCTCGCTCGAATTCAGTCTCGACGTTGCCGAGCCCGAGGCGCTTGGATCCTTCGATAAGGATTGCCGTTTCGAGCCTATTACCCCAATCTGCGGCTTCGCTTCCGCTCCAACCGTGCGGCTTGTCATCGATGGCATCCAGGGAAAATTGGAGCTCCTCGTTGGGCGTTGACCAAGGAGACTTTCCGAGGATCCCGGGGACGCGGCTGGCAGACGCAACTCGATCGTCAGTCAGTTTTCCGACCATATTTCTTCTCCTGTTCTGAAAATCTCAGGGCCCATTGCCCATCGTATTTGTTTCCACATACTTCGATCGCGGCGAGGGATCTCAGGTAGCAGGCCCGCGCCGCGGCCGGTCTTTTGTTTCCGCGCCAGAGGCGGCGCAACATGGTCATGATCATGATGGATCTTTCAGTGAGAGGTTGTGAAGACGCTCGGCTTCCGCTTCTTCGCGATCCTCGCGCTCGGTCTGGATCTCATCGATAGCGATCGCGATATCTGATTTACGGTGGATCTCCGCAACCCAATCAGTCAGCATATCAAGCCGAAAGCAATCGAACTCCCCACCCGTTGCCATGTCAACGGCATCCCGGGTGAGCTCCCAATCGCCTGAGGGCGTTACCTTGGCGGCAATGACCGAGGCGAGTGTTTTACTTATGCTCATATTGTTTCCCCAATCTGTTCGATGGATGAAAGTATATCCCGGCGCCCGCGGCGTCAAGGATCAAAACGGGATATCATCGAAGTCGAGCGGCTCGGGCTCTTTTGCCGGGAGCTTGGGCAGAACGTAGGCCCATGCTTCCCCCTTGGCTTCGTAGAGCTCCTCTTCGATCTTGTCCCGGTGATACTCGGCAACGCGGCGAGATCCGTAGATCCCCTTGAGTTCCCTATGCGGGGAATGAAGCGTTGCGTCAGTGATCGGGCAGTAGGCGATCGCCTCGCAGACGACCGCGAACATTCCCGGGGGGATCGGGGGCAACATATTTGCCGCCGAGTGCCTCAGATTGGAAACCTCGAAGGCCGCGGCGTATTCATTGCGGGGGCCACAAGCGTAAGCCATTTCATCCGCGATATCGTCAGGATGCCTCATGCGGGATCTCCTTCTTTATCAGGATGGTTCACCACAACCTCGGGCAAGGCGTGGTAGGTTGCCGTGGTCATATCCATGAGCACCGTTTCGGAGCTCGGGAGTACGACCTTTACCCGATAGTGGAGCTCGACCGGCTCCCCGGCGATATGCTCATGGTGCATGACTTCGATGATCGGGAAGACCTTATCGTCGGGCAACTCATCATCAAGAGCCAGCGGCGAGAGGGCCCGATTGAACCCGATCTTTTCACCTTCGATCGCGGCTTCGATGAAGGTATGCTTGGTTAAGATCTTGTAGGTTTTCTCAGTCATTTTTCTCTCCTTTCATTCGTAGCGAGGGTTGTTGGTTTTAACGGCGATCTTCGCCGCTTCGAGGCGCTCGTTGTCTTCCGGGGTGTTCGCCCAAGAGTGCATCGAGAGCGCCTTGATCATTTTTCGCAGGGCCCATTTCGGGCTATTTCCTACGATCTTCCAAGCTTCCGCGACGGTCATGGGCTCTTTCCCCCTAGTCGTTGACAATAACGGCGGCGCCGATTGTGTTCCCGTTGGTATCCCGGATGTTGCTTGCGGCGTCCATGTTGCCGTTGACAACGTTGATGGCGGTGAGCCGTAGAAGCCGAGCGATCTCCGCTCCCGGGTTATCATCGAAGGCGGCGTTTCCAAGGTGGATGTTCAATTTGAAAGTGGCATTCATTGGCAATCTCCTTTCATGCTCGATAGGTTGCGAGGTCAACATCGAAGTAGTGTTTGGCTTCTTCAAAGCGGATCTTGGTTCCCGAATGGGCAACCCATTCCGCGGCTTTCATCCGAGCCTCATCGTATTTTTTGTTCACCGGTTCCGGGAGCGTGACGATCCCGAGGTAGACCGCCCGATCCCCCGCGCCGCCCGCGGTGAGGACCGCGAGCAATGTCGGATAGGGCTTCCCGTTGACAAACTCAGGCGAAGCGATCGGCCGAGCGTAAGTGTTCAAGAGGTTCATGGGATCTCCTTTCTAGGTGAAAGTTCCAACTGCCCCGTCAACGACTTCGCCGTCGTTGTCGAGGATCGTGACGGTCTTCGTTCCTTCCCACATAATTTCTTCCGCCATGTTCGCGACCGCTTCTTCTTTTGTGGGGAAGGTGGCGATCGTTGCTTCCGCGTCGATCACTCCTTCCCGGATCGTGACAACCACATGGTAGGTCATGCCGGGAACCCCACATCGAACCTGTAATGGGGCTCTAGGTACCAATCTTTCCCCGAGTGGATCCCGATAACATCAGGCTCCCCCTTCTCATCGTAGGCGCCGACATACCGCTCTTCCCAATCCGAGAAAGAGAAGGTACTTGACAGTGACATTCCCACTCCCCACTCGAAGGGACCGGCTTCCCACATTACGCGCCACGCTTTCCCGAACCCCCGGGCTTCGCCTTCTTCCGGGGTTAAGAGCACCGTTTCGATATCGGGGTTCATGCCGAGGATCTCGGCTTTTTTGCGGACCAACCCATAGAGGGCCAAGGCCGCGGCGGGGGCGTCGAGGTTTGAGAGATCAAGAGGCTTCTTCATTCGGCATTCTCCTTTTCTTCCAACCGTTTCAATTCGGCGAGATCGGCCGCGAAGATCGCTTCGCCACCGTTCCCGTAGTGATTGGGATCATCCTTCGAGCCATACCGCTCGATATACCCCGCGAGATCCCCCCCGTGATCTTCGAGCCACTTCTTCGCTGCCGCCGCCGAGTGCCTCAGATTGGAAACCATGAGCCACTTCTTCGCTGCCGCCGCCGAGTGCTCACTTGCGATCGGCTCCCGTGCGATGGTGAAGCTCTCAACGTTCTCGGGGTATTTGAGGGCGTGAACGAGGGCATCATCCCGAGAGGGGAAGAGGGCCTCGCTCTCGATCCCGCTTTCGTAGAGCTTGGTCACTTTCCAAGTCATTCGGCATTCTCCTTTTTCCACGTGTTTGTCCCGGGCTCAACTTTCTCGGTCACTTCGCTTTCGGCCCAGGAATTACCGGCCGCGATCGAGGGCGTTCCTTTCGCCCCCGTCAGAGCGTAGATTTTTCCAGGCTCAGGCTTGTCAATCTTAGGCATCGTAAACCCCCAATACTCCCGCGTTGATCCACTCGGCGAAGAGCCCGTTCTTTTCGAGGACCGCGTTGATCTTGAGGCTCACCCCAAAACCATCGAGCCCGGGCCCGCCAAACTCTTTCCAGTAATCCGCCCATATTTCAGGGTGGTTGCTCTCCCCGCTGATCGCGAAGTGCTCGCCCCATCCCATATCGGGGTAGATCACCGGCGCCCCCATTTTTTTGAGGGCGTCGAAGGCCGTCTTGGCGTGTCTCTTCATGCCGCCACCATTTTCAGTATCATCTTTTCGAAGGCCGCGGCCGTCATGTTCGAGGCGTTGGTGCTCAATCCGATATGGGCCTCGACGTCTTCCGCGGAAATCGGGGCGGCTCCAAACGCTTCAAGCGCCGCGGCCCGCCCCAGGAAAACCGGCCAATTCTTCTCAGTGATCTTATTTATCCCAACGCCCATCGTTGCCCAAATCAGGGTATTGGTTGTCGGGTTCAAGTGGAAGGT